GCTTGGGCTGAGGCCAGCAAGATCACCGACGAGCGCATTGAGAACCAGTGGGTCAACGTGCTCCTGAACGACAAAACTATTGAGAACGGTGCGTTCACTGGGATCCATGCCAAAGCCGCGATGGACTGGATCAACTTCACCGATGACCTAGACGTCCAGTTCCAGCCCCGGAGCTACGAGTACGGCATTGCCAAGGCCAAGGAAGAGGGCATCACTGACACCGCTGAGATCAACAGGCGGGCCCTGGCCTGGATGCAAGAGGAGCCGCCCGTCTGGGCGCAGCGGGGCATGGGCGTCGGTCAAGCCGTTGGCTGGATGCCCAAGGCGTTCAAAGACGCAATCAACCACACGCCAGCGCTGGGCATCTTGAATCCGTTCCCCACCAGCCCGGCCAACATCACTAAGGCCGCCATGCGGGCCACGGGTGTCGGCGCTCCGTTCGTCGACTCCTTTTACCGGGATGTCTTCAGCGAAGACCGCAACACCAGGGCTCGGGCCATTGGCGAAATTGCCACCGCGTACATGACGCTCGTCGGTGGGGTCATGTTGGCCACCAGCGGCTTCGTTGAACTCAGTGGACCTGGGTCGTACAACCCGCAAACCAGGGCCAAGATGCAACGTCTTGGCTCCCAGCCATACTCCATCCGGTTCAAGAACCCGGCCACTGGTGACACGACACGGTGGTGGGACCTGCAAGCCCTGGACACGGTCAGCAACGTGTTCTCGTTGATCGGCCTGCAGATGAACCTGAACAACAGCTTGCCAAAGGAGGACCGGGAGATCCTGGCGTCCAACTTCGTCCTGTCCATTGCTGAGACAGCCCGCCAGGTCGGCTTTGCCCAATTCACCAAGGACATGTACAAGTCCATGGGCGAGATTTTCAATTTGGTCTCCGAACTGCAAGACAAGAGCTTTGTGCCGACCGAGGGCCAGGTCGATCCGTTCTCTGGCTACGTCCAACGACGTCTCGCTGGGTTCATGCCGGCCATTTTCAACAACACACGCAAAGGCACGGATGGGTACCAGCGGGCCATCGAGAAATCCGAGTTGCCGCAGCCGTTTGCCTTTGCCCATGAGCTGGCGCAGCGGTTTGCAAGCAGGATCCCAGGCTTGTCGGATCAACTGCCACCGATCCTGCACCCCCTCACCGGTGAGCCAATCGCCATCGAGCAGGCCTGGGGCGTCAACTACTTGCCACAGGACCAGCCGTGGCTCAAAGGTGCCGTCAACGCCATGAGCCCCTTGGCCTTCACCCCCACCAAGGAGGGCTCCAAGGACCCGGTCGACATCGAGCTGGGTCGGTTGTCTGGTCGCGGCACCGCTTTTCAGATCTGGGGACCCAACGAGCTGGGCTTGCCAAACTTCCGCATGAACCAGACCCAGCTGAACAAGCTGGCCGTGATCACCAGCCAGTTCATCCCACCGGGTCGTGGATCGACGTTGCACGAAGGCTTGAGCGCCATGGTGGCCCCTGGTTCCAGCTATTGGCAGCTGCCGCCCCCGGAGGCCAGCAAAGCCACCCAGAGCGCCCGCGCCATCCGCATCAACAAGGAGATCAACTACTACAAGCCTTTCATCAAAGCTGAGTTCTTGGCATCGGAACCAAACCTTGCGAGGATGATCGAAGAAAACAAGGCCTCCCAAGCCCAGGCCACCTTTGATGCCGCCTACGGCATGCAGTCGTCCTGGTCCCCAACCCCCCGCTAACGACCGATGCCTTACTCCTACGCCACGTACACGGGCAACGGGTCGACCACCCAGTTCGCTGTTCCGTTCGGCTATATCCGCCGGGAACACGTGCTCGCAACAGTGGCCACTGTTTCCGCCACGTTCACGTGGGTCAACGACAGCTTGATCCAGATGACCACGACCCCCGCCAACGGGGCAGCGGTGCGGGTGTACCGGCAGACGCCACTGACGGCACCTCTTGTCGACTTTGCCGATGGGGCGACGCTGGTTGCAGCTGATCTCGACACGAACGCCAGGCAGTCTATTTACACCCAGCAAGAACTCGACGACAGCCTGGTTGGCGTTGCGTTGGGAGCAATCCCAAACGGCAACAAGGGGGACATCACGACGTCAGTTGGGGGGACGGTCTGGACAGTCAACAGTGGTCTTCCGGCCGCCAAGTCAACTTTTACCCAAAGCGGCACTGGTGCAGTTGCAAGGACCGTTGATTCCAAGCTCAAGGATACGGTTAGCGTTAAAGACTTTGGAGCGGTTGGAGACGGTGTGGCTGATGATACGGCTGCTATTCAGGCAGCGCTGACTGCGGCCACGCGAGTCTATTTCCCAGCGGGAACGTACAAAATCACCAGCTTTCTGACACTCAAGAACAACTCTGACGTGTGGGCAGATGGGGATGCCGTTGTCACGATGGCAGTGACCAACACGACCTTCTTTTACGCCACCACAAAGACGGGAATCAAGATCCGTGGCATCAAGATCCAGCAAACAGCCGCTGGCGCCTCAAGTAACGTTGCTGGGATTGAACTCACGGACTGCACCCGCTGCACCGTTGCTGATTGCGAGCTGGTTGGCCTGCAGTGGGCCGGAGTGTGGCTGAACAGATCCAGCTATTGCACGGTCATAAACAACAGATTCACCGCTTCACTGGGAACCGTACAGGATGCTGCTGACATTGCTGTGTACGGGTCCAGCAACTACAACATCATCAGCGACAACTACTGCTACGGAACCAGCAACCATCATGGAGTCTTAGTACAAGACCCTTACGCCGGACTTTTGCCATCCAAGAACATCATTTCTGGCAACAGGATTGGCGAACACAAAGGATACGGTGTTGCCCTTTACATACCAGGATCTGCTGGAACCGGAAATACTTTTAACCAAGTGCTTAACAACTTCATTGAGGACATTCAGGGTTCTGTTTCCACAAACCGCTCGTCCGGGGCGGGGATTTACGTTGTGGGCAACTGGGCAGGCGGAACCCTTGTTAGTGGTAACACCATCAGGAACTGCTGCGTTCAGACCCTAGACCGCTCACTTGCCCCCGGTGGCATTGGTATCAACGGCATCCCTGCCACCGTGGCCAAACCTGCAGTGGTGGGCAACACGATTCTCGACATGCCTCAGGGAGATGGGATCTTGATTGTTAGCTCCCCTGGTGGTGCTCAGATCAGCAGCAACAGCATCATTCTCCCCACAACCAACAATGGCTCCGGAGTTGGCGGTAGCACCCTATCTGGATCAGGCATCCGCATTGCAGCCTGCGGAAACGTGGACATCGGACCCAATAGTGTCATCCATCTTGGCACAGGCAGGGCACTATTTGCATACGCCGATGGCAACAACAACACTGGGGTAAAAGTGACTGGCGGTTATTACGAATCGGCCACGTCTATATCAGTCCAGTTCACGCAGAATGGTGGCTTCACCAACTCCGACGTGATTCTCGATGGTGTTCACGCCAAGCAACTAGGTAGCAGCAACTACGCCTTTGAGCTAATCAGCGTTGTGCGTGGCTCAGTCAGTGGCTGCATCGGATACGCTCCTTCGTTTGAGGCTCTGAGGATCAGCAACTGCACCCAACTGCGGGTGATTGGCGGTTCCTTTACCAGTGGTGCCAACCCTGCAATCTCGACCGCTGGAACCTGCACTGGTTCGTTCATTGACGAATCGGTCTACTTCGGAACAACCCCCACTGCTATGACAAACGGGGCTACCGGCCTGGCGGTGAAGTGGCGCAACAACGCTGCACCGGCTACTGGCACATGGGCAGTAGGTGACGCCGTGGAGCAGTCCGTGCCTGTGGTGGGTAACCCCAAAGGCTGGCGTTGCACAGTTGCTGGTACTCCAGGAACCTGGGTTTCAGAAGGAAACTTGTGATGGCCGTCGCGGCCCTGCTCGGCTTGCCTCAAGAGCTAACCTGCATGGGTGCAGTCTTTTTGCCAGCGTGGACCCAGCCTCAGTGATCGCATTGGTGGGCCTGGGAGCTTCCGGCGTCATGGCGCTCTGGAAGATTGCCGCTGGCCTGGGCAAGTTTGAGGCCAAGACGACCACCATCCTTGGCGCGATGCAGGTCATGCTCCAAGACCATGAGGAGCGCCTTCGCGTCATTGAGCGCAAGCGTTGAACCCGATTGAGCCCAGCCTTGAACTTGAGCTGAGCGAGGAGCGAGTTCAGCGACAGCTGCTGGAGCTGTACGAGAACGAGGACTGGTCAGGACTCCTGGCCACAGCAGAGCTGTTGAACACCGCTTGGCACCACGAGGCGATGGCGACCCGGTGGTTGGCCAAGGAGGCTGCAGACAACCTGGCCAAGGGCTGGCAAACTGCAACCAACACCCTTCCGACCCATGACACCTCGGATCGCTGAGTACGTGGCCGTTGCAATCGCCGTTCATGGCGCTGCTGTAGCCATCGTAAACCTGACACCCACCCCTCGGGACAACGAGGCCCTGGGCAAATACAGCCGGATGGCCGTGAAGCTGTACCGGGCCATTGAAATCCTGGCCGGCGTCATCACTCCACTGGTCAAGCGGTAGCCCAGGGCTACTTTTTCTTGGCGGTCTTGGCGGCCTGCTTGAAATCAGCGGCGCTGGGGGCTCCTTTGGCCCCTGGCTTCCGCATGCTTTCACCGGATCCGGCTTTGATCCGGTCGCGCTTCCGCTTGATGTTGATGTAAAGCCCGGCCTTGGGGTCAGCCATCAGTAGCCCTTTTTGCCGCCGCCGCCCTTGGTGCCTTTGCCGCCTTTTTTCATGGGTCTGGTGTCAGTAGTCCCACCTTAGCCGGGGTTTGCCGGGGCGCATCCCGACGTGGATAAAGCCCCGGGGAGCCCCGAGACCCAAGGAATACGGCCACTCCTTGTCGGCCCAGGTCTGCAAGGTGTAAATGGACTCCCCGTCGATGTAGAAGTCGACGGCGCCGGTGTTCGGTGCGTCGTAAAGGTGCTCTGAACGGCTGGCACCACCCACCTGGGCGTTGATCCTGGGGGGCCTGTGGCCAGAGGTGATGATTGCAGGTCCACCGAAGTGATCCCGGGCCTTCTGGACGAACCGAGCCAGGACCAGAGCCGTGTCGCACTGATGTTGAGCCACGAACCTGCGGGCTTCGGACTGTTGAGTGAGCTCGCCGTACGCCACGTTGGGGGTCAGGTTGTAGCTGAACGGGGATCCGGGCTGGAATAGGCCCACCTTGGGCTCCGGGGCCGCCCTGTACGCCTCTGCAAAGTCCTCGAGCTGCTTGGGCGTCAGGGTTTCCTGGAGCCCGTTCCAAGCCGCCAGCTGATGCGGCAGGCCGGCGTCGTGTTTAGCTGCGTCTGCGAGACGAATAACCGACATTTGCGCTGGCGAGAGGGGTCTTGGGAAAGATTTGGACGTTGTCCACCTTCCACGGGATACGTTCCCAGACATCGCAGTACGTGGCAATGTCCCAAGCCATTTCTTCGTTTTCTGCAACGACGATGGTCTGAAAAGAGCCCAGCTCCCTGGTGCCCCCGTACCCGATGAACTCGCCGGGGATCCGGATCACCCAGGCCCTAGTGCCAGGTCGCTTAGCGACGAGGCCTGATCCAGCCCGTGGCGGCCGGGGCCGCAGCGAGATCCGTAATGCTGCCGCCCAGAAGAGATCGGTCAAGCGCTCCTTCAAGGTCTCCCATGTACGCCTGAAGCTCCAGGTCCCAAAGCTCTGACTGTCGTTCCTTGATTGCTCGGTCTTCATCAATGGCCAGCGATTCATTCCAATACTGGACGGCACCGGCCAAGGCGTCGAGTCGGTCGTCGTGGGCCAAGCAACCACGGTCTGTCGTCAGGTGCGTCAGTTGGTGGAAGAGCTGGTACGCCAGGCGCTTCTCGATGGCTTCGTCGTCACGAGTCTTGGCGTCACCCTCGATCACCGATCGGCTGACGATGAGCCGGTGCTGGTTCAGGACGGGCTCCAAAGCCGCGATGATGCGGCGCTCTTTCTGCACATTGGACCTGACCGTCTCAATGGTGCACGGATGCTGCACCTGTAGATACGGCTTCAGAAGGCTCTCCAGCATGCCTTGGCCAAACTGGTCCTCTAGGAGGATCAGATTGACCTTCTGGCGCTTTGCAGCCGTTGCCAGGCCCTGCAGAACGGGTTCTGAGTAGCCGTCTCGGAACGCTCCGGACTCCAGCAAGAACAGGTTGCCGTTGAGATGAGCCACGATCGCGTAGGCCGTTTCATCCAGGCCGCGGCCAGAGGGGTCAATAAACATGACGCACCCCTGAAACGGCAACCAGGTGCCGTGGATGTAGGCAGGCCGGTAGTAGTAGTCGCCGTTGAAACCCACCGCCGGCAAATCGCTGATTCGGTACTCGGCCCCAGACGACCACACGACCTTTTCCGGGGCGTGATCAGAGACCTCCAGGACCATCAGATCCGCGAGCTTCAGCGGGAACCGCTCAGCATCGCTGAGGCTGGTGTCCAGTTGGAACTGGAGCGCAAATGCCGACCGGCCGTACGACGTCTCCCGCTCCAGCAGGTCCATCTCGCTGAAACGACCAGGATCTGTTGGCTGGTTCGTCAACTCTGGGCACCCTTCCGCAATCACAGGGGCCAGGTGGTCGCCGTATTTGACGGGTTTCTCGGGGTACCGAGCCGGCCAAATACGCACTTCGTATCCACGTTGGGCCAGCTTGTTGTAGATCGACTCCTCAGTCTGTGGCGTACCAAGAAACATGATCTCGCCACCGGGCTTCAGGATGGCGTTGAACTCACCCACGGCCGCCAGGAGCTTTTCCCGAATGCCGACGGACCACGACGTCGTCGGTGTCTCCACGTCATCGGACAGGATCAAGTCGGCCCGGGACCCCGTCAGTTGGCCAAAAATCCCAACAGCTTTGACAGAGGGGCTCTGGTCCGGAATCGCAGGCCTGACGTCGAACCGGTTTACAGCTGATCGCTGCTCGTCTCGGTCTGGCTCCAGGCACTGAAGCATTGGCATCTCGCGGATCAAGCGGATGCAGAACATGGTGAAGTCATCGGCCCGGGTCTTGGAGGCCGACACCACCATGATCTTGCGCTGTGGGTCTAGGCGCAGCAACCACAGCACGTAGGCCGCGGCCATCCAGGACTTACCCACGCCTCGAAACGCCTCAACAATGCGGCGCTTGGAGCCGTGTTGCATGTAGTGAGCAATGTCGAGCTGGATGGGCGTGGGGTCAGGCAGGTTCAGGTGGCGCCAGACCAAGACCAGGAAGTAGCGGAAATCAGTGGACAGCGGCTCTGGGAGCCCAGTCCAGACTGCTGTCATGCCCACACCCGCACTGGATGCTGCGGCGTTACCAGATACTCCTCCCACCCATCAGGCAGCTCACCGACGAAGTTGACGTGCCAGCCGCTCAGCAGCACGGGTGGGGTGATCACCTTGCCGGTGTCGGTGTTGTAGGTGCCGCCTGTGCAGATGGGGCCGATGACATCCAAGGCGTGGGTGTGGCTGGCGGTGAGCACCACGGTGTCGCCGTCTTCATTGGTGGTGGTAAGACCAGCAGCATCCAAGGCAGCCATGCCGGTGGATTCGTCGGGGAAGCGGATGTAGGTGGTGGTCATTGCGTGATGGTTTGGAGGGTGCTGTTGGGGAGGCGCTGGGGCCAGTAGGTGAGGCGGGCGATAGGCCCTACATGCCCAACAAATACCAGTTGGTTGACAGTTGGGATAGTAGCCAGTGAGTCATTAACTCCTAGCATTCCGTCAAACACTGAATTGACATTGTTAAGTTCATAAGCCAAGCATTGTACCCTGATCTGATTTACAGCAAACGGTACGCTTGTTCTGCTGTATTGAGCAACGCCAGAAACGTTTATGTTTGCACCGTTTGCATTTGCGATAAATTGAACAGAATCGTTTGCGCTGCCATTGTCAAATCTTGCGCTATATGCAGCAGTAGTGTTTTGTAGAATGTATTTCATAAAAATACTGCCGGTACCCTGCAGATACCAGCTGCTGAAGTTCGCCCCCGTGATGCTGGCAACGTCCGCGCTGCGGGTGGC